GGCTTAGTGATTACAAATTAAAAGAAATGAGTGATACTATATATAAGTTAAACAATTAAATATAATAAAATGGCAAAGAAAATTAAGAAAAAAGAATTAGAAGCTTTACAAGGTGTAATTAGCGAGTTAAACCAAATTAAATTACAGATAGGAGATCTTGAAGTTTCTAAACATTTACTACTTCATAAGGCAGCTTCTGTAGAAGGTACTGACTTAAAAGAATTACAGGATAAGCTAGAAGAAGAGTACGGTAAGGTTAATATAAATATATCTGACGGAACCATAACTGAAATGCAAGAAGATGGGCCTAGTAAGGAAGATTAGTATAGGTAAAGATTATAAAAATGATTCAATGCACTATTCCGTAGGCCAAGAGGTTTACGGAGGGCATACTATCGATTGTATAGTAGAAGAGAATGATAAGTTTTCAGTATATATTAAGAAAGGTGTAAACGTGTTACCTTGGAAAGATTTCAATAAAAACATGGCTATATCTGTTGAGTATAACTTAGATTACTAATGAAGAGTGTAACCAATTTTATAATAAAACCAAAAGAAACCAGATACAACAATACTAAGAAAATAGGTGATAAAAGTCTTATATTAAACACTGAGATATTTACTCATCAAAATGTTAGTAGAAATGCTATAGTGTTACAAACACCAACAGTAGGTTGTACTGAAATAAAACAAGGTGACGAAGTTATAGTACATCACAATGTTTTTAGAAGATGGAAAGATATAAAGGGTAGAGAGAAAAACTCAAAATCATTTTACAAAGAAGATATGTATTTCGTTATGCCTGATCAAATATTTGCATATAAGAGAAACGACGTCTGGAGAGCTGTAAAAGGTTTTAGCTTTGTACAACCATTAGAGAGTGTAGATATGTTGTCTATGGATAAAGAAACGCCGCTCATGGGAGTTGTTAAGCATGTTGATCCTGATTTAATGGATCAAAAGGTTTACTTAAATTCTTTAATAGGTTTTTCACCTAATTCAGAATATGAATTCATCATAGACGGTAGAAGATTATACAGAGTTCCAACGAATGCAATTACAATTAAATATGAATATCAAGGAAACGAAAAGGAATATAATCCAAGCTGGGCATAAAGCAGTTGAGGAATTAATAAAGGTAGCAGGTGAAAAGATCGTAGACTCAGGAGATGACATATCAGCTGACAGACTTAAAAATGCTGCTGCCACTAAAAAGCTGGCTATATTCGATGCTTTTGAAATATTAAATAGAATACAAGAAGAAGAAGATTTGCTAAACAATAAACCTAAAGAACAAGCTCAAGAAGTTGCTTTTGGTGGATTTGCAGAAAGGAGATCTAAATAATGTATAATCAAACATTATACAAGGTCATAGAACCTATAAAAATAAATACCATAAAAAGACTTAACAAGTCCAAGAAGTGGGATTACGGGTATAACAAAGAGCACGACGTAATTGTCATAAGCAAGACCGGTGAGATTGGTGAAATATATGAGATTCAAAACCTTAGAATAGCACTACCAAAAGCCGTAAACCCTCATAAATTTAGTAAGGATAAGTGGGAGGTTACTGAGTACCCTAGTGAATTAAAGCGAATTAAAAGTATTTTTGATTGGCGAGATTATCCTGAGGACTTTAAAGAGAAGTGGTATGAGTACATTAATACAGAATTTAAAAAACGTGAAGATGGCTTTTGGTTTAATTCCAAAGGTAAGCCTACTTACATTACTGGTTCTCATTACATGTACCTGCAGTGGTCCAAGATTGATGTTGGGTTCCCAGACTTTAGAGAGGCCAACCGTCTTTTTTTCATATTCTGGGCCGCCTGTGTTGCAGACCCACGGTGTTACGGTATGTCCTATCTCAAGAATAGACGTTCTGGCTTCTCGTATATGGCATCCGGAGTTTGCGTCGACATGGCTACCATATCAACCGACTCACGTTTTGGGATACTGTCCAAATCTGGCCCCGATGCTAAGAAGATGTTCACAGACAAGGTTGTCCCTATTTCCGTTAATTATCCGTTCTTCTTTAAACCAATACAAGACGGAATGGACCGTCCAAAGACCGAATTGGCCTATCGTGTACCCGCTAGTAAACTTACCAGAAAATCCATTACCAGAACCAGTTCTAACCAATCCAAGACCAATGAAGCGAATGAAGAACTTACCGGTTTGGACTCAACGATCGACTGGAAGAATACAGGGGACAACTCCTATGATGGTGAGAAGCTCAAGCTCCTCGTCCACGATGAATCAGGTAAGTGGGAACGCCCGAACAACATCCTCAACAACTGGCGTGTCACGAAAACCACCCTTAGATTAGGTAGTAGAATTATAGGTAAGTGTATGATGGGATCAACATCAAACGCTTTAGACAAAGGAGGAGATAATTTTAAGAAATTATACAAAGCATCAGATGTTACAAAAAGAAACCGCAATGGACAGACTAGCTCAGGACTATATAGTTTGTTCATACCTATGGAATGGAATTACGAAGGATTCATTGACGCTCATGGCTTACCTGTATTCGACACACCCGAGCAGGAAACTTTTGGCCCATATGGGGAAAACATTGATATAGGAATACTAGAGCATTGGCAAAATGAAGTTGATGGATTAAAAACAGATGGTGATGCTTTAAACGAGTTTTATCGTCAGTTTCCAAGAACTGAAGAACATGCTTTTAGAGATGAAACAAAAAACAGTATATTCAACCTAGCGAAAATATACGAACAAATAGATTTTAATGAGGATCTTAACAATGATTCTCAACTTACAACAGGAAGTTTTCAATGGATGAATGGAATGAAAGATACTAGAGTTATGTTTTATCCAAATCCAGCTGGTAGATTTAAAGTCAGTTGGGTTCCACCATTAAACAAACAAAACCTTAGTATTGTTAAAAACGGTATGAAATACCCAGCTAACGAACATATGGGTGCTTTTGGTTGTGATAGTTACGATATATCAGGAACAGTTGACGGAAAAGGTTCTAACGGAGCTTTACACGGTCTTACAAAGTTTAGTATGGAAGATTGTCCACCTAATCAATTGTTTTTAGAGTACGTAGCAAGACCACAAACTGCTGAGATCTTCTTTGAAGACGTTCTAATGGCACTTGTATTCTACGGGATGCCTATATTAGCAGAAAACAATAAACCTCGTCTATTGTATTATTTAAGAAGACGTGGTTACAGAGGTTATTCAATGAATAGGCCTGATAAGATTTGGAATAAACTATCTGTTGCTGAAAAGGAAATAGGTGGTATACCAAACTCAAGTGAAGATATAAAGCAAGCACATGCGGCTGCTATTGAAATGTATATACAAGATCATGTTGGCATGAAGGCAGATAATACATTTGGAACATGTTATTTTAATGAAACATTACAAGACTGGGCAAAGTTTGATATTAATAATCGTACTAAATTTGATGCGGCTATTAGTTCAGGATTAGCTATAATGGCTTGTAACAGACACTTGTATAGAGCAAACCCAATTATGAAGAAAGAAAAATTAAACTTAAGCATATCTAAATACGGACAGGCAGGTATGACTTCAAAACTAATAGAAAATTAATATGGCTGAGTCAGTTGTAAAAGGTTATTTTCCGAGTCAAGTTGTACCTGACGCAGAAAAAGTGAGTGCTGAGTATGGTTTACAAGTTGGTAAAGCTATTGAGTACGAGTGGTTTGATAGATCTAATTCTAATCAAAGGTATAATCAACATCAAGCAGAGTTTCATAAACTGAGACTTTACGCTAGAGGCGAACAGCCAATTCAAAAATATAAAGATGAGTTATCTATAAATGGTGACTTAAGCTATTTAAACTTAGACTGGAAACCAGTACCTATTATTCCTAAATTTGTGGATATAGTAGTTAATGGTATTTCAGAAAGATCCTATGATATAAAATGTTTCTCTCAAGATCCTTATGGTATCAGCAAGAGAACAAAGTATATGGAATCTATAATAAGAGATATGGAAACTCAAGAACTAAGTGACTTTGCGCAAGAAGCGTTTGGAATATCTTTGTTTGAAAATCCACCTGAAAAATTACCAGACAGTCAAGAAGAACTAGATCTTCACATGCAACTTAGCTACAAGCAAGGTATAGAGCTAGCTGAAGAGCAAGCTATAAACGTGTTGTTAAAAGGTAATAGATACGATTTAGTTAAAAGAAGAGTTAACTATGATCTAACCACTATTGGTATAGGTTGTGTTAAAAACACTTTCAGTAAGTCAGAAGGTGTTAAAGTTGAATATGTAGATCCAGCTAATATAGTTTATTCTTACACAGAAGATCCTGACTTTCAAGATATATACTACGTGGGTGAGGTTAAAACCATACCTATAAATGAATTAAAGAAAGAATTTCCTAGTCTAACAGATGAGGATTTAAAAAGCATAGCTAATCAAAGTATACATAGTTCTGGTTATTCTAATAATAGATACGATTCTGCTTACTATGACGACAAGAATCAAATTCAAGTTTTGTATTTTAACTACAAGACATACATGAATGAAGTATACAAAGTTAAAGAAACGTCTACAGGTGCTGAAAAAATAATACTAAGAGATGATACATTTGATCCACCTATAAACGAGATGACTGGTAATTTTGGTAAAATATCAAGATCATTAGAAGTGTTGTATGAAGGTGTGTTAATATTAGGTAGTGATTACTTGTTAAAGTGGGAACTAGCTAAGAACATGATGAGACCTAAGAGTGATTATAGTAAAGTTAAAATGAACTACGCTATCAACGCTCCTAGAATGTATAAAGGTAATATTGATTCACTAGTAAAACGTATAACAGGTTTTGCTGATATGATTCAACTAACGCATCTAAAATTACAACAAGTCATGTCTAGGATGGTTCCAGACGGTGTTTATCTAGACGCTGACGGATTAGCTGAGGTTGATCTTGGTAATGGAACAAATTATAATCCACAAGAAGCGTTAAATATGTTTTTCCAAACTGGTAGTGTAATTGGTAGATCATTAACTGTTGATGGTGATCCAAATCAAGGTAAAATTC